GCGTTTAAAGGGATCAACACAGAGGATTCTCCGCTTGCACAGGATACGTCTTTTGCGGAGATTGCAGACAACGCTATTATTGACAGACGAGGACGATTGGCTTCACGTAAGGGTAACGCTGTTTTAACCACAGACAAAACTGTGCTGGGTACTGACTACCTCTCTAACATCCACGAGTTTTACGACAACGCTGGTAACGAAGTAATCTTTAGTACTGGTAACAACAAAATTATGACAGGTACGACTACACTGGTTGACGCTACGCCGGGGTCGTACACAATTACAGCTAACGATTGGAAGATATTTAACTTTAACGATCACGCTTACTTCTTTCAACGTGGCTACGAGCCTCTCGTGTACAGCAACAGTCTAGGTGCAGTTACTAAGATGTCCAGTGTTGCTGGTGCATCTGTAACTTCTGCACAGTACGCCAACGAAGCTATAGGTGCTTACGGACGAGTGTGGTGTGTAGGTAACGCTACTAATGACAACACGATCTACTGGTCTGACTTGTTAATAGGACACGATTTCTCTGGTGGGTCTAGCGGATCTATTGATGTGTCTAAGGCGTGGCCTAACGGGTTTGACAAGGTTGTAGCTATAGCGGCACACAACGGACTGCTAGTGGTCTTTGGTGAAAACAATACGCTGGTGTACGGTGGTGCAGAGAGTCCAGCAACAATGGCTATACAGGACACCATTCCGGGTGTCGGCTGTGTAGACAGAAAGAGTGTACAGAACATAGGAACAGACTTGTTGTTTTTAACACAAACAGGTCTTAGGAGCTTAGGACGATCTATACAAGAAAAGTCCTTGCCTATTACCGACTTGAGTAGAAACATCAAACAGGAACTGATTGCTAACACACTGGGTAAAACGGAGTCTGTTAGCACGGTGTACAGTCCTGAGAACTACTTCTATCTTCTGTGCTTTCCTGATCTCAACCTCGTGTACTGCTTTGATGTACGAGGCACACTAGAGAACGGTGCGTACAGGGTAACACGATGGCCTAGTGTGGACTTCAAGTGTTTCCACAGGGACAGAAACGGTGACATATACATAGGCACAACAGCGGGTGTAGGAACGTACAACAACTACTTTGACAACGGTAGTGTTTATCGTTTCCGTTACTACAGTCCCGGCTTGAGCTTTGGTGATCCATCTAAGATTAAGATGTTGAAGAAAATTAGACCAACAATTATTGGTGGTAACAACGCAGACATTTTTCTCAAGTGGTCTTACGATTTTTCAACAGCAACCAGCACTAGCACGTTTAGAACTAGCAGTGCTACACCCGGATTCTACGGACAGTCTGAATACAACGTAGCAGAGTTTTCAGAAGAAGGTACAATTATTAGCCGTTCTTCTATTAACACAACAGGCTACGGCTCAGTAATCAGCGTTGGTCTTGAGACAGACATCAACGGTTACGCACTGTCCATACAGGAAATGAATGTACTAGCACTGATAGGTAAAACGCTATGATGATGAATTATAATAAGAAAAGAGGTACTTACTAATGGGTATTCTAAGCGATCTCTTAGGTGGGGTAGCTCTTGATCTGTACGATGAGATACCTACACAGATTAAGGCTATATATGATCCTACTGTTGAAGGATATGAGGCTCTCCCTGAAATAACGGCTCCTGACATAACGTTCCAGCCGTTTACGGTCACTGGTCCAACAGGAACAATTGCTGGTGGTCCTACAGGAACTACTTATTCTTTAGGTGGAACAGGTCAACAACTTCAGAGTGCTCTGGAATCTGCGGCACTCTCTAGGTTTGGTGCTACTCCTGTTGGCGCTGGACAACTGGGAACTGTCGGTCAACAGTTGTTGGGCGTAGGTCAACAGCAGTTAGGCGTATCTCCGTTTGGCCTCGCTGGTCAACAACAAGCGGCACAACAGGCGTTTGGCTTAGGTGGGCAGTTCATGGGTCAAGCTGGTATGCCTATGGGTGCTAGAGAACAAGAGGTGTACGACAGAATTAGGGCTACACAGCTTGGTGAAGAGGAGAGACAGAGACTTGCTCTAGAAGAACGTTTGTTTGCCCAAGGCAGAGGTGGTGTACGCACTGCTATGTTTGGGGGTACGCCAGAACAACTAGCGATGGCTCAAGCACAAGAGCAAGCACAGAACCAAGCGGCACTGATGGCGATGCAACAGGCACAAGCGGAACAACAGCAACAGGCGGCTCTAGGCGCTCAGTTTGCTGGCCTAGGTTCTGGCCTAGCTACACAGAGACAAGCTCTAGATGCCGCACAACAAGCTAGGGCTATGCAAGCACTACAGGGCGGCATGGGCTTGATGGCAGGAGGTCTTGGGTTAGAAGAGGCACAGCAAGGAATTGGCTTGAGTGCGCTTCAGGGTGCTTACGTGCCACAGGCGGCTATGCTCTCTGCGTTCTCTCCTGCACTCAACGTTGCGTCTATGACTGACGTTGCACGTAGACAGATGGGACAGTACGGACTTGAGGCTCAGTTGGCTAACTTAGAAGCAGACGTTGGCAGGAGACTAGGACTCGCTGAACTCTACGGTGGAATGTTTACTGGCGCTGGTTCTCTCGTCGGTGGATTGACCCAAACAGCCGGTGGTTTGATCGGTGATATAATAGGCGGGGAAAAGCCTTGGTGGTTGTCAGACGTATCTCTGAAAACTAACATTGAACCTGTTGGTAAACTACCTAACGGAATAAACCTGTACACTTGGGATTGGAACGAGGAAGGCAAGAGAATTGCTGGTGACGCTCCGACTTACGGTGTAATCGCTCAAGAAGTTCAAGAAGTAGCACCAGAAGCAGTAACCCGTGGAGATCACGGCTACTTGATGGTCAACTACTCAAAGCTAATTTAAGGAGAAACACAAATGGCTGTTAGAGGATTTGACGTAGGCGGCATGTTCCAGAGAAGCGGTGGAAGGATCGGTGCTAACATCGGTGCTGGAGCCGCCGCTATGGGCGCTGGTTTAGAGGGTATGTTTACGGGGATCAGAGGAGGTCTAAAGGAACGTCAGGAAAGGCTTGATGCTGAAAAAACTGCTGAAAAACTTGCTGGTATTTATGCACCTGTTACTCAAGAGGGTGCAAAATCTACTCAACTGTTTCAGGCGGCTCAACAACTGATGTCTATGCCAGATAAAACAAAGGAAGCGATGGCATTGCTTGAGCAAGCTAGGGCAATGCAAATAACAGAGCAGAGTAAAGCCTCTTTACAAAAAAGAAAAGAAGCTATGGCAACTCGTGCTGTATCTTTAGGACTTCCAGAAGTTGCTTCTAATATTAGGTCCGCAACTGATGCAGACACTTTAGATGATATTGCTAAAGACTTAAGAGAAACTGAAATTAAAAGGCTTCCGTCCCAAACACGCCCTCAACGACTTGCTCGTGCTAAAAGAGCAGGAATTACAGAGACAGAGTTTAATGATTTAGGACTTGCTAAAGCAACTGATGATTTTTTTAATGATTACGTTACAGGAGAAAAAGGCAAAACTGAAGCGTGGTTAGACGAACAAGGCGAAGTTGTTACTGTTCGTTTTAATGAATCAGGCAAGGCATGGGACGAAACTAACCAGCGCTTTGTAGAGGCTTCTGCTTTAGGACTTGTTCAACCAGCCCCTGTCGTTCAAAAAATTGTTGACGTCAGTAACAAGATGATTGAAGGGCTGGCAGACGAAAGTATTAAAGACATTAAAGACCTGAGAGACAAAGCTAGAACCGCTAAAGAAAAGTTAGGCGTAATTGAAAGACAGCTAACGAGACTTGGGACGGGTATGCCAACAGGAATATCCGCAAACATTCAAGTAGGTTTGGCTCAAGTAGGACAGCTTTTGAATATGCCCTATAACCCGGAACTTGTTTCTGCACAAGAATACATGATGGAAGTAGCTAATTTAGTTAAACAAGAGATTAAGGCTTTCGGCTCTGGAACAAGCATTACTGATGCTGACCGTGAGTACACTCAGCGTATGGTTGGTGGCGACATAACTCAACAGGCTGAAGCTCTTGAGGCAATGCTAAAGATTTACAGAGATTCCGCTAAAAAAACCATAAACCAGTACAACGAAATTATAAGTGGAACTAGTGCAAAACTTGGGTCAGAAAACATGGGTACATTCCAGCAAATAACACTTCCCCAAGAACAACTATCACCAGCCGCTTTAAAATACTTAGACTCAGACACTGAAGATGGGACTGAATAATGGCAACAAAAGAGCAATTAAAAGCCGCTTTAAAAAGAGCTTACGACGCTGATGATATTGCGGCAGTAAATGAAATTGCAGAAGCTCTTGAAAAAATGG